CTTGGCATGTCCGTTTTCTAGCATTCATGCTGTATCAAGCTGTAGCAAAGCCCTTTAAGTATGAGGAATGCAAAGGCTAAGGCTGTTTATTCTGTCTCATTCTGTTATTGTTATCTTAAGCTAAACTGATACCAAAACTGTGACCCGTGTGGTGGTCACAGTTTTAAATGAGCAAAGATGAACTTTACAGACAAATCAATAAAAGCACTTAAAGCAAAAGAAAAACGCTACGTATTAACCGAGTCGGGCAATTACGGCGAGGGGCGCTTACAAATAAGGGTTAGTGAATCGGGCGCTAAAACGTTTCGCGTTCAATATCACATAAGCGGCAAGCGTAAAGTGATAGGTCTTGGCAACTACCCAATTGTTGACCTGAAAAAAGCGCGTAGTAAGCATGCAAAAATATCAGCATTATTAAGCGACAATATTGACCCCCAAGAGCACCGCTTACAAAATCAAAAAACCAAGTTTGAATCGGCAGCTAAAAAAACAATGCATCAAATGCTTGATGATTTTAATGCATATATAAGTACTCGTTGGGCAGCATCAACCATCGACCGAACCGAAAAGCTAATAAAGCGAAATCTCACCCCGTTTATAGCGCCCGACTTAATGCCCGACGAGTTCACAATAGATATGGCCCGCGACATTATTTACCGTGTTTATAACCGTGGAGCAAAAGAGCAAGCGCGACTGGTTCGCAGCGTATTAATGAGCATATTAAAATACGCAATCGATTTTGATAACTCGCCAGAGCAATACAAAAAGCCAAATTTGTACGAAATTAAAAGCAACTTTATAAGAGACATAAATTTTGAAACGCCAAAAAATAAAGGCGAGCGCTGGCTAAATGAAGGCGAAATAAAAAAAGTATGGCACGCAGAAGACTTACCCTATTACACCCAGCAATACATAAAGCTCGCACTGTGCCTTGGCGGCCAGCGCATAAATGAAGTTTACGGGTCGTATGCCAGTGAATACGACATTGAAAATAAAACATTTACCATTCCCGCATCCCGAATAAAAATAAAACAGCGGGGCGATCACATAGTGCCGCTGTCTAATTTAGCCACACCCATTATTCAAGAACTCATGCAACAGCAAGGCAGTGCTGGGCAAATGTTCCCGCACCGCGACAACCCCACAGCCACCGCGCACGTATCAACAATACGCATGGCAATATTGCGTTGGTGTGAAAAGCACAGCATAAAGCCATTTAACCCACGCGACCTGCGCCGCACCTGTAAAACACTCATGGGCAAAGCGGGTATAAGTAAAGCCAATCGCGACATACTGCAGCAGCACCATAAGTTTGACGTATCAAGCGTACACTACGACCGATACGACTACATGACCGAAAAGCGAGAAAGCATAGAGGTGTGGGAGAAGTTTATTAAAAAAATTATCTAAAAGAAAAAGCGGCCTAACTCCTGTATAAATCCCCAGCTTGCCAAGGGTTGGGTAAAAACTTAACCTATATATTAAATATAATTAAAAGGACTTATTGTGAATTACGCATATTTTCAAAATGACAAAGGCAACTTTGCTGCTAAAAAACTACCTACTGCAAAAGGCAAATTCATAACTATAAAAGATGAAAGTAGTTTAGAAGACGTAAGAGAAGACCTAAAAGAATATAAACCAAAAACGCTAGCGCAGTACGTTAAAATTTATCATAACTGCTTTGGTGACCACGTTGGTTACGATGTTGAATTTTTAGCATTTGAAGAAGCTATAGCAGAAAACAAAGCGAAGTGGCTAGGCGATAAAAAATGGTTGAGCACATACTGGGAAGAACTCAGAGAGGTAATACCCAATCTCGATTGCGGTAATATAGAGATAAATGAAAGCTGGCAGCTAATGCGGGATATTGAAGCAATAGAGCTGATAGAGACAAATATGTTCAATGCCAGTCGTGAGTTATCGGCGGAGCAGTGGGAAGTTGTTTTTAAAAAAAATAGAGCAACCGAACTAAAAGAATTAGCCAAGCAGCTTAATTTAAACTCCAAGCTTAAAAAAGAGCTGCTTATTACTGAGCTAATAAATGTGGCGCTAGAGTCGCCAGATAAAATTGATCATGAAATAATTAAAATGCAGCTTTTAGTTAAGCCAAAGCCAGAAGTAAAAGAGTCAATAAAATGGGTTGTTGAGCAATATATTATCGATATTAAATTAGCGTTAAGTAGCTTTGATTACCCAAAGCAGTTTAAGTTTGAGGTATGGCGACATGCTGCAATGGGTGCAGGCAGTACTTATCTTGGCCAGCTAATAGAAAAAGAGTTAGCTTTACTGGGCTACAAAGAGGAGAAAAAGCCTGAATACGAAGCCGCAAGTAGTTATGATGACTACATTGATGAGGGTGAGGCTAAGTTAATAACCACAAAGTTTCAAGCTCGATTTAGTTACGTAGATGGGCAAGGCAATAAGTCACTAAGGCTTGTTGACGTACAAGAGCTAGACGATGATGAAGACTTGATGTTCACTGGGCATTGCCATAAGGCCAATGATGAACGAACATTTAGAATAGACCGAATTGCTGGTGATGTTACAGTTATTGGTGTAAATGGCGAAGAGACAGCAACCAAAAAAGAGTTTGCCAAATTTTTAAGGTCTACTGCAAAACCCGCTGCGGAGGTGACAAATAACCGACTGGCAAATAACCCACAGGCAACAGGTTGCCTAGTAATAAGCGTGGCACTGATTGGTGTTGTGCTAGCCGTGCCAATAGGCGTTGTGAATATTTTTATATAAGCAGTTAAAACAGCCCGCACTTAGCGGGCTTTTTTGTGCCTGTAATTCAGCAAGCTAAAACGACTTACCAGCAAATATTATTTTACCCACCAACGTGCAATTGCCGTTTATCGGTATTAGCTGCTCAGGCCAGTTAGGGTTGGCGGCTTTTAAAAACTTGTGGCCACCTTCAATTATTAGCTGCTTAAAGGTAGCTTCGTTATTATCGTCTAAGCGGGCTACTACGTAGGAACCGTGAATACACTCTGCCTCTGGGTCTACAAATATTAAATCACCCTCGTAAAATTTAGGCTCCATGCTTACGCCATGAACTTTTAGCGCAAATGTTTGATCACTGCACTTTACAGGGCATAAATAACGGTCTGCATCATATTCTTTTATTTCACTTATTTCAGACCATGCCCCCGCTTGCACCCAGCTTATTAATGGCACAGCCGCTTTAAGCGTAGGTCCTGGCGAAACGTTGCTATTAATATTCTCGCTGATGCCAAACTGTAAAAATTCAGGGGTGCATTTTAGCGCTCTAGCAAGTGACTCTATATTGCGCGGGTTTTTAGTGTCGCCTTTTTCTAGTTTTTGAATTGAATTTTGTGCGACACCTACTAACTCAGCTAATTGATATTGAGTTAAATCTAGTGCCTTCCTTAACTTTTTAACGCGGTTTGCAATATCCATATTATCTCCAAAAGGTTTATTTTTTAACACTTTAAGTGTGCTTTGAATAGATTATCACAACTTTAAGTGGTTTCAGTCAAATATCTATTATTGGTTTTATTCTCCCAATACAACAAATAGTGGTTTACAAACCACTAAAAGAGATCGTATTATAGAAAAAAGTGGTTAGAAGCTATTGGAGATTAAAATGTCAGCCATAGATAAAGCAGTAAAAATAATTGGTGGGCAAACCAAGCTCGCCACAGTTCTAGGTACTAAGCAATCGGTGGTGCATCACTGGATTAGCCGTCACGGCCAAGCCCCAGCGAAATACATTACCCGCATTTCAGAACTAACAAACGGCCAAGTAACGGTAGCAGACCTACTAGCCGACCACGTTAAAGCCGACAAGGAGAGTGCAGCATGAGCCAGTTAATCGCCGCAGACCATTACCGCCGCAATGTACGCGGCGAGGTAGTGACAATTAATGACCGCTATTTACGCCCAGCAGATGTGGCGGAAAAGTGCGGAATGCACCGCACATCGTTATATCGGTTGATGGATAAAGGGCAGTTTCCTAAAACCCATAAAATATCGAGCGGCCGTGTTGTATGGCTTGAAGCAGATATTGAAGAGTTTATGCGTTTAGGCAGCGAGAAGTTTCAAGAGATTTACGGCAATAAACAAGTTAATAACTAGGAGCAGGACAATGACTACTGAAAATACAAAATGTGAATGTTTTACCGAAAACCTAGAGCGCATTAAAAATCATTTAATTGAACAGGGAGCAATACCTGAAGGCGCTATAGATGTTGATTTCAAATGGCGTGACGCAACCTTTTCTTTAAGTGGCGGTGATAGAGCGCCGGTTAATCCAAGAATTGAGTTTAAATTTAGGGTGCCAAAAAAGGGCGGTGGACACGCTAAAAATATGCGCAAAGATGATGTAACCCTTTATGCAAACTACTGCTGCTATTGCGGCAGAAAGTACAGCAAATAACTAGGAGCAGGGCAATGGGCACATATCAAGCATTCAGCCGCGAAACGTTAAGCAGTTTTAAAACATTAGCAGAGCAATGCCGCTATTTATTGAGCTGTAAAATTACCACAACAAAAGCAACGCACGAAACAAAGCCAGCAGTACTGCAAGCACGTGTAGGTGATTTTTTACTACCTGTTTTTTGCAATGGCGACGAGTACCAAACAATACAAAAAGCCGTTTACTGGTTAAAAACACAAGCAACTAATTACCTAAATGCAGCAACCCGTAGCCAGCAAGGAGTTAATTAATCATGGCAAACACAGCTATTAACTACCCAAACCCAGCACCATTAAAAGCAGTTGAAGGCCGCCACGTACCAAAAGGCTTAGCCGAAATAAAAGCATTAATGGGCAGTGAGCGCCACACGCCAGAATACGTGTATACCAAAGTGCTAAGCGAGCAAGAGCGTACATTAGTATGTTTTGCGGCAGGCCTAAAGCGCCACCATTTAGAAAGCGGCTTTGCTAATTTTGATGCAGATACCCGCCTAAAAATTCACAAGGCTATTTTGCAAATGGAGCAATTAGTAAAAGCATTTACCGATGCTAACGCCATGGCCCCCGCTAAGTTTGTGCAACATGCACCGCGCGTTGAAGCCAATACCAACTATTCACATTTAACCATTACTAAGGGGTGATCATGAATCCTGACCAACTAATAAACCAAGACAGTGGCAATGTTGAGTTTTATACGCCCGCTAAAGTTTTGAAGTATGTGCACCAAATGTTTCCGGTTATTGATTTAGACCCTGCAAGTTGTTCAGTAGCTAACGAGTCGGTAAAAGCGACGTGTTACTTAACCAAAGAAGACGATGCATTAACACGAAATTGGATAGCAAACAGAGTTTGGTTAAACCACCCATTCAACAAAGGCGAAAAAGCATGCAACCCAAAGTGCGTTAAAAAAATATGTAACGACCCTAGTTACAGCAAGTATCGCGGCCACTGCATTACCGAAGATATAGCAAGCAATGGCGATTGGATTGATTACTACTTAGACCAATATGCGCAAGGTAATTTTAAAGAAGCAATGAACATCACCTTTGTTAATAGCTCAGAAGCATGGTGCCAAAAGTTATTAAGAGCTGGCTTAAGCTGTTTTATTGATGGCCGTACACACTTTAACGATGCGCAAGGCAATGTAAAAAAGGGCGCACCAAAAGGTTGTTTTATTACTTACCTTGGCGATAGAACCGACGAGTTTCGCGCCATATTCTCAGCGCTTGGAGTAGTGAAGTAATGAAACTACACCCAAAAGCAAAGGCCGCACTTGGCTATTACATCGCACACAGAAAAGCGCGCGATATAGCAAAGTGTGATTTTCAAAAGGCGGTAAATGCATTATGCGACTTAAAAAAGTACGCGCCAAAAATTGCAAAGCGCATAGAAGCGCTTGGTCGTTTTAGCTCAAATAGCTGGTACGCATATTCAATGGCTGAGTTTGATATTCAACTTGATAACGATGTAAGGCTTTTAGACGCATACCACAACATTGAGCCTAATAACAGCTACGACGAGCTAGACACAGACGAATTAAACGACCTCCCATTTTAAACTCCCAAGGACACTAAAAAATGAACGCCATCAAAGACCAAGCTGTATCTAAAAATAAGCAATTACTACTTAATATTGTTTTACACGCTATTGAGCAAGTTAACTTTGCAATTCGCAATTTAAACAAACGCAGCACTATTGGCATGCTAATGCAGTGCGAAGACACGTTAACCGACTTGCTACCTATCGTAAAAATGATTGCAGACGACGACGTTAATTTTGAAAGCGTTTACAGCCAAATGAGCATTGCGTTAAGTGCAGCGCAAATTGGCGGTGAGCCAATGGAAATAGAGCTGTAACAATGAGCATGTGGCCCATTGTAAGCTTTGATGTTGTAACAGCGGTTTTAACCATGGTTAAAGCCGTTGACGACATTGAACACAGAGATTTTTTAATAAGCGGCCTTGGCCGTTTTACTGCGTACAGTCAATATAAAATGGCTAAGCAATACCTTGCCAAAATTACCCCGCCTAGCAACGCCTGGTACAAAGACGAGCCTATAAACCCAAGCGAAAAAGCAAACGCTTGGTTTTATAATGCGCTTAAAAATGCAGAGCACCGCATTGACGTAACCAACTTAAAAATAAGCGCACCTGCAAAAGCCGCGCTTAAAAAAGTGCATAACAATAATATTCATAATTACATTGTTAAAGACATTGTAGAAAGCAAGCGCGCGCCAAGCATACAAGCTAGCTTTGTGCGCCAAACTGCAAAAAACATGGAGTTTGCACAAAAGCAGCGCGACGTAAAAAAGCCCCAACCTGTAGCCGCAAAGAATTTACAACAAGCGGATGGCGATCAGGTTACTAAATCTGCCATGTCGGTTATTGCTGCTATTGATGATGCAGAGCAGGTTGCTTATGTTTATAAGTGCCTAGCTGGCGTGCCCAAGCCGTTACAAATGCGTGTTGCTAAGCGTTATATTGATAAATACACCCACATTAAAAATACGGGCAAAGCCAAAGGCGAAACGCAAGAGCAATACAACGAAAGGCTAATAATTGAGAGCCGTAAAAACTACGACTTTAGCGATAAAAAAACAGCGAATAAAAAGCAAGTAATTACAGTAGCCGAAGTGCGCAAGCAAATTACCGCAAACGACTGGTTGCGCCGCACAATTACAACACTACAACCACGCCTAAAAATACTTGAGCAAATTGTTAGCAACATGCCATTGCCATGGCACATTTTAGCCAATGCCGATAAAACCAAAAAGCACGGCAATGTGCTGGCTATGCAAACGGCCGAAATGATAAACGATTTAGCCAAAGAGCAGCCAACATGGGATGCAACCGACATACACGAAAAAGTAAACGAGTTTGCCGCACAATTTAGCGTGCAATTACAGTTTGCCGAAAAGGGTATTTACCTAACCGTGCCGGATGCCGAAGTAGCCCTTTTAAAAGCGCAGTGCCACAAATGGTGGTCGCGCAAGCTTAAAACTATTCGCAGCCGCTACCTAGAACACCTAGAAATTGCAACGGGCGAAGTGGGCCGCGATTTATTTAACAGCACAGATAAAAAAGGCAATAAAAAAACAGAGCGCCGTGGTATTAGCGCCTATTGCTCAAAACAAGCAGTGGCCGAATACACCACCAACCAAGAGCGCGGCAAGCGTTACCTAGAAAGCCTAGAATTAGTAAACGAGCAAAGCGATGTTATATCGCTAATGAAAGCGGTTGAAGCAGGCGTTGCCAACCCAGAAAACATGCGTAACGAGCTAATGTTACGCATTCGCGAAACCGAAGAGCTAGCCGACGAAATGGGTTATACGGGCGGTTTTTATAACATTACTGCGCCTAGCCGTTTTCATGCAAACTCGCCAACATGGGATGGGTCAACCCCAAAAGACGCTAGCCTATATTTAAATAAACTGTACTCGCAAGCGCGCGCTAAATTAGACCGCCTTGAAATACCGTATTTTGGTATACGGGTAGCAGAACCGCACGCCGACGGTTGCACACACTGGCATATGCTTTTATGGATGCCAGCGCGTTACTACGACCAAGTTAATCATTTATTGCGCCGTTATTTTACCCGCGACGATCGCGAGGTGTTTTTTCAGCGCTTTAAAAACCGCAAAGCATTACGCGCACGCTACACAAAGGCGCGCCGTATTTGGGGTTTAAATAAATCTAAAAAGGTGTACACCCGTGCACCGGTTAAAAACTACTTTCCGAGCAGCCCACGCTACACCGCTATAAAAATGCTACCTGCGCAAATTGGCAAAGATGGTAAAAAAACAGGCGGCGCAGCGGCTTATGTTGCTAAGTACGTAAGTAAGAATATTGATGGTT